AGCTTCATTGTTTGAAGCAGATGCGCAAGCTGGTTTTGAGAATGTGAAGACAGAAAGTCTGGCTCCGCCTATCTTAAAACTTTTACAGAACGGTTCAGCAGAAGCACAGAAACGTAACCAAAATTATGTTGAAGGTGCAGAACCTGGAATGTTCTTAAATACTGTTACGAAACAGTTATATAATGGTGATAAAGGAATACACGTGATTCCTTGTTACTATAAATTAGAATACCAAGAATGGGCAGATTATGGAACAGGTTCAGGTAGACCCGAAATGATCTATCCTGATACTTCGGATATTCTGGATAAAACTACAAAAGGACCGGATGGCAAAGACAGATTACAAAATGGTAATTACATTTTAACTGTTGGTCAGCACTTTGTAATTATCAAAGGTGATAAAGGTTCTGAAACTGCGATGATATCTATGAGTTCATCACAGGGAAAGATTAGTAGAAAATGGAACTCAATGATGAAGTCTATTAGTTTAGATGGTAAGAATGGTCCATATACACCACCATCGTTTAGTCACATTTATAGATTATCCTCTGTATTAAATACAGGTAAAGGTAATCAATGGTATGGCTACAACGTAGAAAAAGTTGGAATGTTAGAGGATGCCAATATGTATGAACGAGCGAAGAAGTTCTACACTGGTATGGCTAACAAAAGCTAATAAAGTTTTGGGGGCGGTTCGTTGCTTCGTCCCGCCTCCGAAAGCATAGTGGTGATGACAGACGTAGAAAAATTTATAAATATATTTGAAGGCTCGTATAGTGCCTACGGTCAAACTAGAAAAACAGAGGAGTTTGACGAGAGAGGTAAACACAAAACAAGATCCTTTATAATAAAAAAGACACCCACCAAACAAATGTTCCAAGAACATTTAAATGGCAAAGACCCTGCACTCGGAATCATACCAATAAACGAAGCAAACAAATGTAAATGGGCCTGTATAGATATTGACTTGTATAATGGCTTCGATCACAAAGAATTAATTAAAAAAATACGTCAGCATAACTTCCCTTTATTAGTGTGTAGATCTAAGTCTGGAGGAGCTCACGTGTTTTTATTTACAGATAATTTTGTACCTGCAGCATTATTTAGATCAAAACTAAAAGATATGGCAGCTAAACTAGGTTATGCCAATGCAGAGATATTTCCAAAACAAAACAAAGTAGATATGAATAAAGGTGGTACAGGTAGTTTTTTAAATTTACCTTATCACAACGCTTCACTGTCTATGAGATATGGAATTAAAGATGATGGATCAGCAATGTCTTTAAATGAATTTTTTGAAGCGCATAGTAAAGTAAAATTAACAGAAGATCAACTCTCTAAATTATCTATAAAAGAAGAAAAAGTTCTTGACAACTTATTAGAAGGTGCGCCACCTTGTTTGGTTACGATCGCAAAACAAGGAATACCAAACGGCCAGAGAAATAATGCGATGTATAACTTTGGTGTATACACAAAAAAAAGATTTCCTGGAACTTGGGATAGAGAAATATTTAAATACAATGAAGCTTATTGTAAGCCACCACTAGATAAAAAAGAAATAGACACACTAATAAAATCAATCGATGGTAAAGAGTATAACTATAAATGTAAGGATGAACCTATAGCATCTTTTTGTAATTCTAAAAAATGTGTGATGCAAGAGTTTGGTGTAGGTGATGGTGTGCCTGAAACAGAAATAAAAGAAATACAAAAGTATGATTCTGATCCACCACTATATTATGTAACAATAGGTGATGAACAAGTAGAAGTAGAATCACAAGACTTACACGAACCGGATAGATTTTCTCTAAAATGTTTAGAACAGATTAACCAAGCTATGCCTCCAGTGGGTAAACTAATTTGGAGAAAGGCAATAAATAAATTACTGAAAGACACAATACCAATCGAGGCACCGGAGTCCACAAAGATAGATGTACAGCTGAAAGAATTATTAACAGACTACACAATGAAGATACCAGGAAAAGATTGGAAAGATATATTGAGAGGTCTTTCATACACAGAAGAAGGTGTCAGTCATTTTAAATTTAAAGATTTTTGGAAGTATGTTGTAAGAACAAAACTGTGGGACACAAAGAAATATCCTAAATCTAAGACAGCTAGAATGTTAGAGACATTGTTTGGTGCAGAAGAAGTGCCTGGCAAGATTAATAATAAAAGTGTTCGCTATATATCGGTTAAACAACAAGACGTTAACAAACCTATTGTAAGAAAAACTAAAATGAAGGAGCCACCTTTTGCGTAGAATAATTATCCCTGGTCCACCAGGCACGGGTAAGACATTTAGACTTATGGAACTTTTAGAAAACGAGTTAAACGTGGTTGGAACAGACCCTGAAAAAATTGCATACATAGCGTTTAGCAAAGCTGCGGTAGAAGAGGCTAACAGAAGAATCAATAATGATAAAGTTACTGTAAGCACTATGCACGCCTTTGGTTCTAGAGAATTAGAATTAAATACTACGACACATTTGTTAAAAAATGAAAAATGGAAAGGGTTTAAAAATTACTCTAATATTTGTGCTGATTTATCTTTTGAAAGTTATGTAAATGAATCAGGGCAGCCACAATATAAAAATACACATATGCGAATAATAGAGTATGCAAGAAATAAAAGGATGTCATTATCTGATGCTGCTCTAGAATTAGAACTACACTACAGCACAGATGTCTGGTTAACAGAACAAATCTACGAGGATCTAATGGTATACAAAGATCAAACAGGTATGTTTGAATATTCTGATATGATTTCCAAGTTTGTCGAGGAGGATGCGTGTCCACCACTACACGTTGTCTTCCTCGATGAAGCCCAAGATCTAAGTCCTTTGCAATGGGAGATGTTTTTTTACATAGAGAGTAAGTGTGCTCGTTCTTACATTGCAGGGGACGATGATCAAACTATTTATACATTTCAAGGCGCTGATCCTAATATATTTATAAACTTAAAAGGTATTCTTGATCCGCAAAAACAATCACAAAGAGTTCCTAAAAGAATACATAAACTAGCAGAATCTATATTCCCACATATGCAAAATCGTTTAAAAAAAGAGTGGTTACCAAGAAATGCTGAAGGAAAAGTTTATACTAACGTAGACTTTCAATCCATAGACTTCTCAAAAGAAAACTGGATGGTGTTAACAAGAACAAACAAAATGTTAGAACCTCTTCGTGAACATTTATATAACTTAAATTTAAGATTTGATTGTAAGATTCAAGAACTCTTGCCAATCAAAATGTTAAACGCTTACAGGGTTTGGGTACGTTTAAATCAAGGTGCCTTTGTAAATAAAGAAGATTTAGAAGATCTATGGGGTTATCTCACAGTTAGAGATGGGCATCTAGAGAGAGGTTACGCAAGTGGCAAGACACTAGCGACGATTGAGTCAATTAATTTGCAGGGTTTGAGAGAACATCACGGGCTTCGAGTGGCGGGGAGCTGGGAGCAACTTAACTTCCCTGAACAAAGCAGGGCCTACATTAGAACAATTTTAAAGAACGGTGATGATTTAATGAAGCCTGCAAGAATAAAATTGTCTACGATTCATAGTGTAAAAGGTGAAGAGTGTGATAATGTAGTTTTGTTTACAGACTTAGAAAGAATTATTTATGAGTCAGCTCAAAGAGATGCTGATCCAGAGCATAGAACTTTCTTTGTAGGTATAACAAGAGCAAAAGAAAAATTATTCATAACCAATCAAGATTATGAGTATCAATACAACATAGGAGTACCATTAATATGACAGACATAAATATGTTTGATGAAATGAAAGATAAACCAGAAAACGTTCAAATAGGTGGATCTCATTATATGTATTTTGACATTCAGCCATACGAGTTTATTTCAAAAAATAATCTCTCGTTCTTTCAGGGCTGTGTTGTGAAGTACGTTTGCAGGTATATGTACAAGAACGGGATCGAAGATCTTGACAAAATAATTCACTATTGCGAATTAGAGAAAAAGAAGTTAAAAGATACAAAGAAAAAAAAGAAATAATGTTTACAGCGCAAACTGAATGGGATTGTCCAGAAGAGTTTCCTGATTTATCAGGAGCAAAATATATTGCAATTGACTTAGAGACAAAAGACCCAGACTTAAAATCAAAAGGATCAGGAGCCATACAAGGTCACGGAGAAATAGTAGGTATAGCTGTAGCTGTAGAGGGCTGGTCTGGATATTATCCTATTGCACACGAAGGTGGGGGTAATTTAGATAGAAGAATAGTTTTAGAATGGTTTAAAAAAGTTTGTTCTACAGATGCAGTAAAAATATTTCACAATGCAATGTATGATGTATGTTGGATAAAAGCATACGGCATACCTATCAATGGACATATTATAGATACTATGGTTATGGCATCATTAATTGATGAAAATAGATTATGGTACACACTTAACAGTATTTCATTTGATTATCTTGGTGAAGTAAAAGACGAGAAGGCTTTGAAGGAAGCTGCAGAGTCTTGGGGTATAGATCCTAAAAAAGAATTATATAAATTACCTGCAATGTATGTAGGTAATTATGCAGAGCAAGATGCAAAACTTACATTAGAATTATTTAAAGTTTTATCAAGAGAGATTACAAAACAAAATCTTACAAATATTTTTGATTTAGAGACACAATTATTTCCTTGTCTAATAGATATGAAGTTTAAAGGGGTTCGTGTCGACGTAGAACGTGCTCATAAATTGAAACAGCAGTTATCACAAAAGGAAGAGTCACTCCTATTACAAGTAAAAAAAGAAACAGGAATAGATGTTCAAATATGGGCAGCAAGATCGATTGCCAAAGTGTTTGACAAACTCTCCTTAACCTACGCCAGAACCGAGAAAACGCAGTCACCTTCATTTACAAAAAACTTTCTTTCATCTCATTTACATCCTATGGTTAAGAACATAGCAAAAGCTAGAGAGATTAACAAGGCACATACAACTTTTATAGATACCATATTAAAACATCAATATAGAGGTAAAATACACGCAGATATTAACCCAATAAGATCAGATCAAGGTGGCACTGTTACAGGTAGATTTAGTTATTCAAACCCAAACCTGCAGCAAATACCTGCAAGAAATAAAGATCTAGGTCCTATGATTCGTTCTTTATTTATACCGGAGGAAAAACATAAATGGGGATGTTTTGATTACTCACAACAAGAACCTAGACTTGTAGTTCATTATGCAGCCACTACAGAACCAATTTGTTTTGATGAATCTGTTTCAAGTATTGTAGATAAATTTAAAGATGACACTGTGGACTTTCACCAAACAGTAGCTGATATGGCAAATATATCTAGAACACAAGCCAAGACTATAAACTTAGGACTATTTTATGGTATGGGTAAAGCTAAACTACAAGCTGAACTTGGATTAAATACTAAAGAAGAAGCAGAAGAACTATTTAACACTTATCATACCAACGTGCCTTTTGTTAGAGATCTTATGAACTACACATCAAAAACAGCGCAAACATCTGGATCTATCGGAACTTTGTTAGGACGTAGATGTAGATTTACAAAATGGGAACCAAATCAGTTTGGTATGCACAAACCTATGGAGTTTGAAGAGGCGGAGAGAACTTATGGCAGAGGTAGAATACGTAGAGCATTTACTTACAAGGCCCTAAATAAATTAATACAAGGCTCCGCAGCTGATATGACAAAGAAAGCTATGGTAGATCTTTACAATGAAGGCATCATACCGCATATTCAAATACACGATGAACTTGATATTTCTGTTGAGTCAGACCAACAAGCTAAAAAAATAATTGAAATTATGGAGAATGCTGTTAGTTTGGAAGTTCCCAATAAAGTTGACTACGAGTCTGGAAAAACTTGGGGAGAAATAAATGGATAATTATGGCATATTTAAACGCAAACATACCAGTAGAATACGCACAAATCAGAAAAGAATATCTTTATGATCTTAAAAGTCATCACGGTGAAGTTGAGGATTGCATTATCTTTGGTATTAGTTCCATTACGGGTAAGTCTATTCTTTTTCACGCAATTATGGAGAACGGTGCAATCTTTTATCGTCTTCCAATTACTGCCTTTATTCAAAGAGGTTTTAAACCGGAAGATGTTCCTAGGCGTAGACTTGATGAGTTACAGCTTTGGAATTGTTTTAGTTATTATCCTTCTGTTCATTCTTGGGATATCCTAGAAGGACAAGCAGGAAAATACATAGGAAAAGACAAGAAATGGCACCCGGGCAAGTACTTATTTACGGTTGACTTTGCTCATCCAGAGCCTAATATCCTAGATACGGATCATTCAGAGATACCGCACGAGCACAAATGTGCTCACATCATAGCCCTAGACGACGGGAACTATGCA